AATTAGAGTTAAGGTTGAAGGCTATTGAAACTGAACAAGCAGTTATGAAGGAGCAACAGAAGAAGTACATGGAAAGTAATCAAAGGAAACTGACTAATAGTATTGCTGTTATTGGTGTTGTTCTAACCATCATTACGATTCTGATTAATATTTACTTCCATTAAAGAGTTGATTTTTATGAGCGATAGGTTTAAGGATAGGAATTATGTTAGTCTTGATGAGTTGAAAAGTACTCCTTTAGTGCCTTATGATGGTATGGAGTTTGCTGATGATAGTTTTATGCCCCAAAAGTTTTTGAAGGGTATGTATCATGTTCATTTGTTTTTCATTTGTAAGAAGGTTCGTAAGTGTACTCCAATCCTTTCTGCTTTTAAGAGTCAAAGAATCTCTGAAGAAACTTATTATCGTTGGAAAAGGATTTATAAGGAAGAACAAGAGAAGTACAAGGATACTAATTATACAACTCCAATGATTATGTTTTTTGATGCTATTAATGAAGCTGATTCTAATAATGAAGAAGAGTTGGCTGGTGTCTTATTTGATACTGCTATTAATGATTTGAATACTGATTCTGCGAAGTATTTATTGGATAAAAGGCATAAGTGGAAGGAAACAAAGGCTGTTGAAGTGGATACTGCTGAAGATAAAGGTATTGAGATTAATATTAGTGCTATGAAGGATTCTTTTAATGAATCTGATGATGAAGATGAAGAATAGGGTGATTTATGATGAATGTGAATGTGGAGATGACACCATCGCAGATGGCTCATATTGATGATAGGACTCGTGAGTTGTTGATTGAAGGGTCTGCTGGTAGTGGTAAAACCATATTCGCTTGTTATAAGACTATTTTTTATGCTTTAACTTACCCTAATGCAAGGATTTATGTTTATCGTGTTACTTTACCTTCGTTGAAGAAAACTGCTTGGTTGGAGATAAGGAATTTATTGTATAAAATGGGTATTCCTTATGAAGAAAAAAGGGCTGAAGGTCGGATTGAGTTCACTAATGGTTCTATGATTAACTTTGGTGCTTTGGATGAGTTATCCAAGGTTCGTTCTATTAATGCAGACTTAATATACATCGAACAAGCAGAAGAATTAACGAATGAAGCTTTTTATGTTGAATTAATGTTAAGGCTTGGAAGGGGTGATGCATCCAAGCAAAAAGGTGGCTACAGTCAAATGCTACTCGTTGTTCAGCCAGAGAGTGAAGAACATTGGATATACAAGCATTACCATGAATATAACGATGCTAAAGTCGAATTAGATGAAAATGGTAATGTTATAAGAACATATGAAGAAGTACTGGCTGATATCCAAAAAGACCGAAAAACAGTACATTTCCACTACTCTGAAAACTACAAACTACCCCCACAATCACGAAAATACTACGATGACTTGAAAAATGTTGATTACGAACTATGGTTGCGATATAGTGCTGGTAAATGGGGTAAAATCTCTGATGTTATCTATCCTAACTATGATACTGTTGTAGTTCGTGATAATTTCGATTTATTCACTATTGGGGGGGATTTTGGTTACAACAATCCTAGCTGTATATTATTATGTGCTTGGTATGATGATGAATGCTATGTACTGGATGAAGTTTATGAAACCAAGCTTTTAAACAGCGAATTAATCCAAAGAACTGATGATATGTTGTTTAAACATCGTTTGTATCCTTCTGATTTGGATATGGGTTGGTTGGATAGTGCAGAGCCTGACCGTATTGAAGAGTTTAGACAGCATGGTTACCCAGTAGAAGGAGGCATTAAGGATGTTAAGGCTAAAATATCAACTACAAAGCAAACGAAGATTCATATACATCCTAGATGTGTAAACACACTCAAAGAGATTAAAGGGTATAAATACAAGGCTGACAAGGATGGAGTAGTGACTGATGAGCCTCTGAAAATCAACGATCATGCCATGGATAGCCTAGCATACTGCTGTTATGGTGTTAGGGGTCAATTATCAGTCGACAGACCATATAAAGATTATAATGATAGGATAATGGTGTATTAAGATGGGATGGAGAGAGAAATTTTTTGGTATTTGGAGTTCCCAAGACAAAGTACCAATGTACAATGAAGAAAGAGCAACCATCCACAATATTGGTGTAGATGGTGTTGATGATAACACAGATGAAAATAGTGCTAACTGGGAAGATGAACTTCCTAACCTAGTAATCCCATCAATTCCTAACCTTCGTAAATGTGCTGAACAATCACCATTGGTGAATGGTATACTTGAAGATTTGGTTATTAAATCCATTAGTGGTTATGTTATTACTGGTAGTAACCAAGAATGTGTTGATTATATCATTGAAAGGGATAAGGAATGGAACTTGAAGGCAATGTTCCATGATATTATTCGTGATTGTCTTGTGGATGGTATTAAGTTCTATGAGAAAATCGTTGAGAATAATGAGTTGAAGTTCAGAGAACTGGCTTTTGATGGTGATAATTATCAGATGAAGGAATTGTATGATGATAATGGTTATGATGTCATTGGTTACAGTCAGTTGGTATTGAAGAACAAGAAGACTAATCGTGGATTCATGAGCAAGAAGTTCGAAGATTTGAATGAAGAGCAAGAAGTCTATACTGTGAACTTTGAAAAGGATGACTTGTTTGCTCCTTGTATTTTTCGTAGGTATGGTAAGCCTTACAGTATTGTTCGTACTGTTCTTGATCCAGCTTATATGATTAACTTGTTGAATGAGATGATGGTTCAGATTGTCTATAAACAAGCTAATACTATGGTTTTGCATATGGGTAATAAGGATCGTAAGGAAGTTAATCTTGGTAAGGATGATGCTAAAAAGTTGGCTCGTATGGTTGCTAATTATCATAAGAAGGGTGTTATTGTTTTGCCTTTTGGTGTGGATGCTGAAATGGTTGGTTCAACTGTTTTGCCCAAAATCCAAGAGTTTATTAGTGTTCTTGAACATCAAGTCTTTGTTGGCTTGTGGACACCCGAAGCGACCTATTCTGCTAGTTCTAGTAATCGTAGTACTGCTGTTGTTCAATTAGACTCTGATAAGAGTGGTAGAGTACTTGTGCAAGAATTTATCCAAGAATACCTATCAAGAACAGTCGAATTAGAAATATTCGACAAACAATTAGAACTCGCTGGAAAACCAACTGGAACAGTATGGATAGACTTCACAGTACCAGTAGAAGAAAATACTGGAGCATACAACGAAAATGGTGAAACTGATGATACTACAAACTCTAATAGCAATAATAATTCTAACTATTATAATACTAATACTGACCAAGGTTTAAACTTGAACAATATCAGAAACACAGAAAGGGGTGTTACAAACAATGGTTAGTGGTGTTGTTCACGAAGTAATGAGCTTTGAAGAATTCTTCGGATTAGACAGTAAAGTACTCGAAGCTAGTGAATGGGTATGCACCCATGAGAACGATAAAGTCTGTGAAATGGTGAACAATGTACTAGTCATAATGCAAATGTTCTACAATAATCACAAATACGATACCCCAGCCGAATGGATGAACCTTCAAGGCGAAATTCGTGAGTTAAACCATGAACTCTACACCGAACTTCAAAAAATATTCATGGACTATACTGATGAACTCGAAGAAGAGCAAGACCAACTATGGTTCATCCCTTATGGTTATGATATTGAAATTGATTTAGACTTTGATGAAATATTATCCACTCGTGTGAATGCCATTACCGACAGATTATACAATGATATATTATCCAAAGCCAGTTATTATGTGATAATGCCGATTACAACTGGAATGTTTAATGTTTACTCTGATTTTAGAAGGGCAATCAAAGATTTAACGAACCTTGTTGATTTTAATGCTCAAAATGGTAGGAATGTGATAGAGAGAGCATACTTGGAATTTGTTTATGGTAAAGATGCATTGTTTGACTGGGTTACTAGTGGTAGGAACACTTGTGAATGGTGTTATTATGTGGAATCAATGAATCCCCAGCCATTAGGTGCTTTGCCAGTTGACCATGTCAATGGGGGTTGTAGGATAGTACCCCACGATCCAACGAATTATACTGATGAATATAGTAGGTTAAGGGGTTGGTTATAGATATGAAGTTGTTTGAAGCTAGGGAATATGATTATTCGGATAGGGGTGAGCAGAAACCTATCTTGTATGATGAAACATTCTTTAACGATTTGTTGAAGGAATGTGATAAGGTTGAAATTCAATCCACTCATGATGGTGATGTTATAGGGTATGCTGAAACTTTATACTTTGAAGATGGG